CCAGATTCGTAAACCCCGGATGCCTTCCACGATCACTACCTGCATAAGTATCGAGAAACGCAGGCGGTTTATCGTTTCGCGGACCTCGCGCTTGGCTTTAACGGGGTTGAGACACGGGATGAATATGGATGCCCCCCGCTGAAACTTGCTCCAGTCGATTTCGTAGCTAACCCCTTCCACCATCATCGCCCGCCGCCTCTTTCACGTAGCCGTCAATGTCGATGAAATCAGGGCTGCTGCAGTCGAACTTGAGGCACTGCGTGCCGCCGGGAACCGACACCTTCATCCCCTTCGATATGCGCTTGAGTTCCTGCCCGAGGTAGATGCCCGTGCGCCCCAACTCCTTCAGCGTATCGCGGTAGTTGATTTGCTGTTTGGCGCAGAAGTCGCGGAACTCCGTAACCGTTATGAACATCTGCTTCGTGTCAGGCTCGTAGCGGATGATCAGCTTGCCGTGGGTGGGTTCTATCAGGGGGCGCGTTGCCACTTTCGAACGCTGGTCTGCGGCATGGTTCGTAACGAGGATGTTCGGCACGTGGGCGTTAACGAAGTCGCTCAGCACGCTCACCGCGTAGTCCACCGGGGGAGTTACCTCTTGCCGCATACCGGCAACCATCAACATCACCCAGTCGTAGATGCGCGTCAAATCCCAGTCTATGAGGCCAGCGCGCTTCGCTATAAGTCCGCCTGTCATGTTAGCTGCTACGGTCGCGGACCAAATGCGCTCCCGCTGCGTCAGCTTGAGTTCCCGATCTATCTTGGTCTGGGTGGACAGCAGGAGGCGCTCGACCTCCACGGAGTTGCTTATCAGGTACTTGACGTACACCAGCCCCGCATGGCCGTAGTTCTTGAGCAACTGCTGGTCGAACATCGACTTGGCATAGTCGGGCTCAAGGACGTTAGCGTAGTCTATCCGGTACTCCAGCAGGCGCATGGACTCGCCATCAGCGATGGACTTGTGGGTTGCCAACCGTTCGTAGAACGAGGCGTTGGACGAGCAGAGGGCGATAGTCTGCCACGTCGTGGTGTTGTGCCGCATCTCGTTGCTAGCGGCCATCATGCGGTCCTTACCGCGCCCGTTCGTCATGCCGTAGATAAGCTCCGAGAACTCTTCCGCTGTGGTGTTCGTTATCTCGTCCACGGTGTACGAGATATTGTTCATGACCCCCAGCTTGTGCATCTTCGTGTTCGCGGTGTCTTGTTTCGTAGCTGAGAGCCTTACGGGGTCTCCCCATACGCTGTTACACATCTGCAGAATAGTGGTCTTGCCGGTACCCGATCTAGGATGGATCACGTTGATCATCGCGCCGCGCTGGCCGGTGAACCGCAGCAGGGGAGCCCCGAACGCCGTAAGCGCAGCGAACGCATGCGGCTCATGCCCCGGGAGGTTGTACAGGTTGAACACTTCCTGCCACTTCTCCATGGTGCCTGCGGCGATCATGAACTCCGCTATGGATGCCGTGGCTTTGGAGGGAGGACTGTGGAACACACCCCCGGCAGTTACTTCCCTGTCTCCGAGGATGAACGCGCTATTGTTTGATGCCCATCCGAACTGTGTACGCATGTGATCCGCCTTAAAGGTGTACTGAATTCTGGAGATGGAGGATTGAACATGGTCGATGATCATGTCGAAGCGTTTTTTGTTGCACATAACCCCCCATGAGGCCAAGAGCTTCCGTAGCTCCGAAACGTCCGTGGCCTGTGCCGCTGTAACGATGAAGGACCGGGTTTCATCCCGTGGAAGGTGAAGCCGCATCTGGATAACGTCGCCCAACTCCGGGTCGTTCAACCGCCGCACCACGTACAGGTGGTGTGGGTACACCGGCTCCGGGTTCCCTTCCGGGGTAGTGGGCCTGCGAAAGATGCCGCCCGTTTCAGCCCAGTAGTAGGGCGGGTAGTACTGCGGCTTGTACGCCACTTCGGCAGCATCTGCGCTGGTATGCAGCATGACCACCGGCTTGCCTTCTGGAACCACCACTCCGAGGGTAATGGGGGAAGTTATCTTGCCCTTGTTGTGGCACCCGGTGCAGCCCCCGGGTGATGTGCGCTCAATATCCGCGCATGTCCTAGGTCCCTTGAAGGATGCTGCCTTGGCCGACGCCGCTTCGAAGTTATAGTCGGGGTGGCCTTCCGACACTATACGGATACCGTCGTCCCGGTCGATCTGGCACTTGTTGGCTATGGACAGCGCTGCGGTCCACAGGTCGTAGCCAATGGATGCGCTGTTATCCACTGCGAACTGAAGCTGGAGGCAACCGGTGCCGTACTCGGTCTGCTCAATAATCCGAGCGAAGCTGCACTGCTGGCTGTTCCCCTCTTCAAGTGACTGGGCGAGCGCGGATGGGGCTCTCCTGCGTCCGGTAACGGGAGGCGGTGCAGCCGTTGTATCGACACCCAGCAGCGCGGCGAACTCTTCGAACTCGACGTTGCCACCCCCCGTTGTAAGCACGTCTACCGGGATGGGCGGGTCTGTCTTGTAGTTGAACGTGTCTGGGACGCGCAGGATGCGCGACACTTCGAACACGGACGGGTCAACCAGCAGGCCTTGCTTGACGCATGCAGCTTGCAGCGCAACGGCAGTGGGCTCCCACTGAGCGCGGGTTACCTCCTCGTCAAGCACCCAATACACGTGCAGCCCGCGCCCCGAGCTTACCAGCACAGGTCTGGGCAGGTTGTACGTGCCACAGAAGTCCTTGAGGGCTTCAAGCGCGTTGGTCTGGGTCTCGTACCCGGCAGCGATGCCGGTCTTGGGGTTGGGGATAGCTTTGTCGGGTCCGCAGTCGATATCCAGCCAGAAAGCCTTCAGGGCGCGGACGTTGTCTTTCTTGCGGCTGGCGTCGGTGTCGAATTTGGCTACACCGAAAAATACGTCGTAGCCTCCCTGCATCAGCCGGGGCACTAGCTCATCGACTTCCTCGCGCGTGGCAAGAAGCTCCTGCCGTACTCTGCCGTCCTTAATTCCGCAGATAGCGAACCATCCCGCAGACGGTTGTACGCTATCCAGAAGGTCAAACCCCCCCATCGTCACCTACCCCGAATGGAAACAAACGCCCCCTAGCGGGGGCAGGACAGCGAGGTAATAAGCGCTGTAATCGCCTTTACCGACGCAGGCTTTGGCGAGTAGGCCCCAGAGAACCAGTTGTACACGGTCTGCCTGCTTACCCTGAGTCTAGACGCAACGACGGCTACGGGTACATCGTTATGGATGCAGACCCTGCCGAGTTTCACTCCCAGCAGTTCATCATCCGCGTGGGCGTTCAGCTCCGCCCACCTAACGCTGTACCCGTAGCTCATGTTACTTCCAGTCGTTGATAGCCGAGGCGAGCGTTTCCCGAGCCGAAGTCGCGGGAGGCGCAGGCTTGTTGCTGGCCCTGCGGGTCGGTTCAGAGGTTGCACCCGCCCCCGCGACACCACCAACACCTACCGCTGCCCCTACCGGGGTTGCCGTAACCCGGTCTGTCGCCGCCACCGTCAGCACGCACAACTGGCGCGTTGCCGGGTCGGCCTTCGCCGCGTCAACCACGTCCATCTCCTCGTCGCTGAGCCCCCGGATGGCGGTGAACTCCAGTTCCATCGAGTCAGCGTTGAGGTTGTAGCTGATGTTGGTGACTACCGTGTCGATGTATTCCTTGTTAGCCGCAAGGAACCGATGGTAGCTCTCGAAAGGGTGCGTGTTGCCGGTGCCCTTGCCGAACAGCGACTTGGCCGGGATGTTCATCTGGTACACGTCGCCAGAGAAATCTCCCTCCAGCGTAACCGCGATGCGGCGCTGGAAGCGGCAGGCACGGCCCTTGCCCTTGGCCCCGGAACCATCGACGTTCATGGGACACGAAGTGCAGTTGTCCGCCTGCTTGTTCGAAGCCGAAGCTTCGGGACGGTCACCGAGATTGGACCAGCAGTCGGGCAGCGTCGGCTTGGCGTTGGGGTCATACTCGCGCTCGTAGTACACGCGAGAGACCTTCGGCAGGGCGTCCACGACAATCACGTTGATTTCGCCGCGCACGGCGTCACCGATCTGCTCGCCATTGATCAGGCGGCGAAACGTGCCGTTGGTGTTGGTCTGGATGCGACGGGTGGTGCCGTCCGCAGCGAGCGACTTGGCCAGTTCGCTGGGTCCCCGGCGATGGGCGGTGCTGACTGCGTTAGCGTCCTTGAAGATACTTACTTCGTTAGCCATTGGGTATATCCCCTATTTGGTGGTGGGTTTGCGTACACGGATTGTGTAGCTGCTATTGGCTTGGAGGCCTATCGGCATTTCATCCGGGTGGTCCGCCAAGAACTGCTTCATGTTGGTGTTGTGGATGCGCTGTTCGAGCAGGAAAGGAGCGTCATGCTCCCTGATAAATTCGTACATCGAACCCCAGTCACTGGTCCAGTAGCGTGACGTAACGCTACGGGTTACGGTGCCTGCAGCGGTCTTGAGACCATCGACGTTCTGCTCGTTACAGATGGCGAGCAGAGAGGCGCTAAGGGCATCAAGCTTGGTCTTGAGCAGAAGCCTTTCGGCCTCATACTCCTCTTCCTGTGCCGCCATGGCGTTGCGCGTTTCGATGTACGCAGCGACAAGCTGGTCGGCTGGAATTCGTTCTTCTGACATGTGTTGCTCCTTCGTAACAGGCCAAACATACGAGGCCTGTTTGACACTGTCAAGGGGAAGTAGCCATCTCCTGACGGTACAGGTCGATTATTTTTTGGTGGTTTTCGATGTTGCCTTGCAGCATCCGATACAGGTTAGCCTCTACTTCGCTACCCTGAATGTGCACGATGTACATCGAGTTTTTCTGCCCCGGTCGATTGATGCGGGCGTTGGCCTGCAGGTAGGTCTCTACACTGGTAACCGGAGCGTACCACACGATGGTGTTAGCCGCCGTGAGGGTCAGGCCGTGCGATGCAGCCTGCGGCTGGATGAGCAGCACCTTGGGGTTAACGGCGTTCTGGAACTGCTCCACGGCCACGCTGCGCTGGTTGACCGACACGCTACCGTTGATGACCGCGCAGCTAACCCCGGCAGCTTCCAGCGAGGCCTTCAGCAAGTCGAGGGTGTGGGTGAACGGCACGAACACGATGACCTTGTGCGAAGCCTCGTTCACAACCTCCATGACCGCGTTGAGGCGGCTGCTGGCGTCGAACTCCAGCACTTCGCCATCGTCCGTGTAGACAGCCCCTCCGGAAATCTGCAGCAGCTTGTTGATCTTTGCTGCTGCGTGGACAGCCGTAACGTGTTCTCCGTCTGCCTCCATCGCCATGCGCGTCTTGAGCAGCGCGTAGTACTTCTTCTGCTGCGGCGTCATGGGGACCTCACGGTACACGTGGGTCACGTCGGGAAGATCAAGACACTCGTCTCGTTCGAACCGGATGGCGGGCTGCAGGATGCGGTGCACGTAAGCGTCGGCACCGGGCTTGGGGAGCCACTTGAAGAGCGTGGCCTTGTACATCACGTCCGCCCGGTACTGCGTGTAGTACCTCGGGCAGTCGGGAGACTCCACCAAGCGTGCTAACCCGTACGCATCCAGAGGAGACTGCGCAGCAGGCGTGCCGGTCATCAGCCACAGCCATTGCACGTTCTTTGCTACTGCGTTGAGGATTTTCCACCGCGCGGTCTGCGCGTTCTTGTAGGCCGTTGCCTCGTCCACGATGATCAGGTCGAACCCGCCCGCCATGACGGCGTCCTTGACCACCGCCAGCCCGTCGAAGTTCAGCACGACGAACTCCGAACCAGCCTTGATGATCTTCTCGCGGGTCTTGGCGTCTCCGTACGCGACGGAGCAGCTACGGTGCATGGCGAACTTGAACAAGTCCTGCTGCCACGCCGACTTCATGATGGACAGGGGGCAGAGGATCAGCACCCTTTTGACTTCCCCCTGCTTCATCAGGTAGTCCGCTGCCCAGATGGCCGATGCGGTCTTACCCGTACCCTGCTCGTTGAAGCAGAAGGCCTTGGGGTTTTCCGTCAGGAACGCAGCGGTCACCTTCTGGTGGTCGAACGGCACAAGCCTGCCGGTCCACTTGTAGTTCTGTTCGATAGACACAGTAGTTGCTCCTACTTGACCGAGTTGTCCGAGTTCCTCTTGAAGGACCGGTTAGCGCGCTTGGTTTTCACCCGGAGGTTGCTGACGTTGTTAGAGCCCCCCTTGGATAGCGGCTTGGCGTGGTCCACGTCCTTGCCGTCGCCCTTGCTAACCTTACCGGCCTTCATGAGCTTGGCGCGTGCGGCGTTACGCTCGGCGCGGCGCTTCTTCTGCTCCTCCGTACCTTGGTAGTTGTCGTACTCGGTACGGTAGTTACGGTCGGCCTTGTTCTTGTACGGCATGGGCGTAGCCTTTTTGCGGGGGGATGACTTCGTAGTCCTTGTGAAGGAAACCGTCCTTGCTGCCGTGGACGTACGTAGCGCGTACCCACACGGCCTTACTCTCTAACCTACGTATGTGCCCCCTACGCAGATGGCTACGACGCCCTCCTCCGGTGTCGCTTGAGACGTAAGGAGTATCCCATGTCTCCCCACCAATGCGAAGCACATGGTAGTCGTACAGTGGCACTTTGCCATTCTTGGTTCGCGAGGCTTGCAGCTTGGAGGGCGCGGAAACTACGGGCGTTTCTACATCGTGGACTTCAAGTAAGGCGCAGAACGTGGCTAGGGCATGCACATACTCCACGGCACAAGCCATTGTGGCTGCTATATCGATGTCTGTAGCCTCGATGTAGGCTATGTGGGATTTAGACAAGATTGGGTAGACGACGTACTCATCTTTAGGCATGTTGTCGAAGTTAAATTCGCAAATATGCTTGGATACCGCCCCCGCATACGCAGACAAAACGCCCTGTTCCTTTGGGGCGTACATACCTTCTGGGTTTAGGGAGGCAACCCAAGTCAGCGGACTCCACGCCCACCCTGTCGGAGTTAGCGAAGCCACCCAAAACATTATATCCCCGTTCGCGCTTTCTCCCTCCCTCGCGGCGCGGGTGGCGATAATAAGAGTGAACGCCCCCGTTATGGAGTTGGGGGTCTCTACCAGTAGGGCTACAAGTTCATACGGTAGGCGTATAGGGTGCCGCAGCATCCCTTCATTGAGCACGGCAGTAGCTGCACCGGGCACATAAAATCTAATCGCTGTCGATAAGATGCCAGCTAAACTATCCCACGTTTCGCAAGATTCCGCCGTATAGGCTTCGAAGACCCCCGCCTCTGCCGGTGTAGTAGGCGTATAAAGCTTCCTTTGCCGTACTAACGTATCTAGCACCGTTACGGCATCGGTGAACTTCCCCCAATGCCCGTGGGCATGTTGCTCCTTCATTGGTATTGCTCCTACCTTCCTCTGTTATGTTCGCAGCTTACCACCGGGCAGAAGCCGCACAGCCCTGAAGACTTGGCGTTCCATACGTCGGAGGCTTTCGCCGCCTCCAGCCGCTCAAGGGCAGTATCGAATACCCCTAGATAGCTATCCCTTAGCTCCACCCGGTGCTCCTTCTGGATGAAATCGCCGCTGACCACGTAGGTCAGGGCTGCTTTTATTTTCTTAACCTTTGGGAAGTGCAGGAACGTAGCTCCCGCCAGAAGGTCCAGCTGCTTGGTGTCCGCGTAGCGGGCGTTCTTGCCGGTTTTCCAGTCGTTGACAAAAGCCAACGTACCCTGATCAATGATCAGGTCAGCGATCCCACGCCACCAAGCGTTCGGGTCGTCGAAGGAGCAGGGTTCGAAGCCCTGCTCCTCCTTACGTACCCCCAGCTTCAGTTCGACGTGCTTCTCGCCATCGAACTCCGCGAAGGCGTTGACCGCTTCCTCCATGAACCGGAACTTCCCCGGGAGGGCCGTGCCGTCACGCAGGTAATCTTCAGCAGCCTTGTGGGCGTCCGTACCGTACTGAGCGGCGGGACCACCGACATCGACAAAGTCTCGCACTACCCGCGTATGGTAGTACTTCTTCGGGCACTGCTCGAATGTCTTGATGCTGCTGTAGGACCACGTCATTTGGTTTTCTGGAACCTACCCTTGGGGTCGCGCGGCGGCAGGGCGTGGTCTTCGCCCGCTTCGAAGCCGTCGTGGTAGCCCCGGTGGTACGCGACGAGGGTAGCCAGACAGAGTACCATGCCCCCGCCAATTATAAGCCACATGTCAACATTCCATTCCATCACACCCTCCTATCTGGGCTCTTTGCCCGCAAGCCGTTCAGCCACAAGTGTAGCATATCCAGCAATGTCCAACCAGCTATCGGCGTGGTTGGGGTCCCCGTTGGCAATGCGAGCGAGCTTCTGCACAATCATCTGCAGGGCGAGCGCTTGGTCGTGCTGTACGATGGTGCCTCGTTCGGCAAGGCGGTTCGCAATAGCGCCCATCAGCGTCTGCGTAGTCTCCGCTACATCCACGAACTTGCCATAAGTAATGGCCCTTGCGTCAAGAGTTTCGTTTACGCCTACGGGCGGAGTGCGTTCTCCACCGCGCCCTCTAGTGATCCCGTGAACCAGTTCGGAGAACCCCTCTTCCATCTCTGGCGTCAGGGTAAGGATTGCCTCGTTCGGTGGCACGGGCTTCATGGGCCTCATGGGCTTAGTCGCAGTAGCCATACCCCTACGCACTTGGTCGCGGTACATGTAAGTGCGTTTCTCGTCCGCCTTGTACTTCTTGGCGACCTCGCTAACGGAAGCGTCGGGGTTGTCGCGGAACGCTTGCCTAATTAAGGAAGCCGTCGTAATCCGCTTTGGCTGCTGATATTTGTAAGGTTTAGTCATTTTAGTCATCTTGTTGCTCCTACTTCAGGTTACCGCCAGCTTTGACGATGTCGCCCGTGTAGACGTACGTGCCTACATGGTCCAACTTGATGAAGGGGTTGGCGTGTACTTTCCCTCCATGTTTCCGGAAGAGCTCACAGAAGTGGTAGTCCTCCGACAGCAGTGCACCACCAGCGTCTATGCTGGTAGTGAAGAACTCGTGGGTAAGAGGCTTTGCGTACTCGCCAGTCTCCGGGTCGATGAAAGAGGATATGCGGTAGGTGGGCACGTGCGGGATGAGATGCTCGAACACCCCACGCTTGATAAGCATGAAGCCGGTCCCGGCATGCCGCACCTCGATCATGCCATCCTCTCCGGTTTCGGCGGAGTCGCCCGTCATGTTGAACACGAAGGCTCCGCCGTGCCCCTGAAGGTCCGTCTTGCCCGCCGCCGCTGCGGCGTTGACCTTGTCCCAATCGACTTCCTTCTTCGGGTAGATACCGCAAGCGACATCTCTATCGGAGGACATCAGCTGCGCCACGGCGTCTCCGTCGAAGGAGATATCCGCGTCGATGAACATCAGGTAGTCGAAGCCCCTTTCGAGGAAAATTCTGACCAGTTCGTTACGAGCGCGGGTGATCAGGCTCTCGTTCATCATCTGCGCCCAGAACACGTTCACCCCTAGCTCGCGCATCTTGGCTACGGTAAACAGCAGCCCCTGCACGTAGTGGCCCGTGCACATACCACCGTACATGGGAGTGGCGATCATCAGGCTGGGTCGCTTTGCTTCCTGCACCGCTACCTTGATCTCGTCGGTCATGCTACCCTCTTGACGATGAACTGATACCCGAGATGCATCATGTGAACTTCCTCGGCAAACAGGTTGACGAACGTGTCCACCGCCAGCTTGGGCCGGTGCAGCACGTCGCGGGGTTCCCCCCATAAATAGTCATCGAACACCACGATGCCGCCCACCTTCACCAGCGGCCAGACCATGCAGGCGTCGGTCAGCACGTCCTTCGCTATGTGCGACCCGTCGATGTACACGAAGTCGAACTGCTCCTTGGAGGCGATGAACGACGCGAGGAACTCGTAGGACGTACCCTTGGCCTTGCGTATCTCACGCAAGGGGTAACAACTGTTAACCTCGCGCATGTTCCATTCAAACCTCTCCTCGACGCTACCCATGTCCTCGGCTACGACGATATGCTCCTCACCGCCCTTCCACGTGTCCACGCACGTGATGCAGCCGCCATCTTCCAGCATGTTAGCCACAGTCCACGCCGTACTCCTGCCTTCGAAGGAGCCGATTTCCAGAAAGCTGCGGCGGGCTGGCAACGTAGGGGTAATCTGCTCCCAAACTTCGGGAGCCCAGTGGAACCAGTCTTGGGTGAACCGCAGTTTTACCGGTTGCTCAGATGGCTGCTCCAACGGCAGGCTCTTGATGTGTGCGAGGAAAGCGTCGAACTCTTTCATCGTCTCCCTGCCGACGTTGGGGAGCGCAAAAAGGGCTTCCCTAGGCGTTTCAGCTAACTGCCAAGCATATTCGATCCCGGCGTTATGCAGGGCGTTGTGTGCGCGGCTACCAAACTCACCATCACCAATGAGCGCATGGTACCGTGAGTCTAAGTGCGACGGGCACGTACGCGCCGCGTCGAGCCTCTTAGCCCCAAGTATCTCTAAGTAGCGCTTTATCCGCTCTTCGCGGTCGCGCTGGCGCTGCTCGTCTTCAGCAGCCCTCTTCAGTATCTGCCCTACCCGCCCACCGGATATACCCAACTTAGCGCCTATAGCTTGTTGCGTCATGCCACTGGCTCTGCACTGCCGGATGGCCTCAAGCCTATTTTTGTCCTCTTCCAACATCAGAATTTTTTCCCTACCCGGTTCAGCCGCGACAGCGGGCGATTGGCCTTGTACTCGTCAGCGGCCCGTACCGAAAACATCGGTTCGCGGTTCTTGTCCTTGGCCTCACGGGAGTGGATCATCAGCGCAAAGTCAGTAGGGCTTACCCGCTTCTGCGCCATGTCGATCATGCCCGCATCCCACAAACTCCGGGCTTCGCGGGGGCCGTACGGCGCACCCTGCACCGTCTCCCAATTACCAGAGTAGTCCCTGATAGCAATCGTAACCCAGCCCTTAGTCGAGCCCATAAATCGTACTCCTGTAAGCAAAGCGTGTGTCCGACGTAACCTTGATATCCTTGAAGGCATCCGGGGGTAAATTCCACTCCGCCTTCACTGCGGCTGGTTTGGGTTCAGCGGTAGGTGAGACGGGAGGCATGGATGGCATGTCCCCACGGAGCTTGGCCAGTCGGCCCTTTACCGAGCGCTTGGTACGCCTAAGCTTCTTGGCAACCTGATCCAAAGACAGTCGGTCTACGAAGTAGTACTGCTTCAGCTTGGCGTCATCCTTATCACTCCAAGAGGTACCCTTCGGTACGACAGGGGCTTTGGCGTTGACCTTGGTGCGGCGGTTCTTGATTGCGGTGAACGTCCTGTGCGGGAGCAGTACTGCTATTTCCCTAACGGTAAGCTCCGTACGACGGAGCACCGTAAGCTCCTCTTCACTCCATGCAATCGCAGTAGTCATTAGTTGCTCCCTTGATCCCTTGCTGCTTTACGTATCCGCGCGACGGTGTTCGGAATGTCCCGCGCCCCTATCCGCGAACTGTACGACACTACCCCGATGAACTTGCCGTTCAGCATCATCTTGATATGGCGCTTACCCGGAACTAGGACGTACGGTAGGTACGTCTCGTCCAAGGCTGCTTTGATCTTCTGGTCTACTTTACATACTGGTTGTGACATGGCGTGCTACCCACAGGTTCCATAGTTGAGACCAACACCGGCTTCGCAGTTGAGGGGGAGGTCGAGCGCCCACGACGGGCGCATCCGCATGCAGAGTTCCACGAACTCTTTACCCATTTCCTTTTCATGGTCAGGCATTACCGCTACCACGCTATCGTGTACGGTCATTGCGACTTTGTACTTCTGGCTGATCATCAGCATCTGCTCACCGATGACGATGCGGGCCAGCGCCTGCGTGACGTTCTCGACGCACTTGCCCCCGTATATCTTCGTAGCGATCTTGGTCCGACCCTTGCGGTTGTCGTAGACCATCTCCCACTCACCCGTGTCCCGGTTCTGCTCCCTTCGCAGGTTGGGGTAGCGGAGGTACAGCCCGTTGGGGAGCCTGATCCCGTTAACACCCTCTACGGACAGCACGCCATCAAGACCGAATGGCGAGGATTGGTCCGCCATGATGGCGCGGAGGACGGTGCCAGCCTGTGTCCACAACTCGGGAATGCAGGAGTAAGTCGAACGGTACACGTCTACGATGTACTGCGCCCGCTCAAGGCTTACATTGACCGGCACGACGCCGGTTTTCAGTGCGTTTTGAAGCTTGGCGGCACCGATGCCGTACCCGGCACCGAGAATGACGGTCTTGCCGACGTGGCGCTCGACCTTGGAGATGTCGTCTTCGTCTTTTTCGTATATGTAGCTAGCCATAGTGCGGTACACGTCCTTGCCCGCGTCGAACGCCGCCACTAGGTCATCCTGCCCCGCCAACCACGCCAGCGTGCGCGCCTCGATCTGGCTACTGTCGCTGTTGATAAGCACGTAGCCATTGGGGGCGTAGATGCATTTCTTGAGGGCGGAGCCCCGCCCGAGGTTCTGGAGGTTAACTTTGTCGTCGCCACCCCAGCGGCCCGTGTGTGCTGCGTAGTAGCGCAGGGGCACTGGCAGGAGCCCGCGTCCAGCGATGCCGATGAACCGCTCAGTGCGGGTCTCTTCAAGAGTAGACTTCACCCCCAGCCGCGCAGCGATCAAGGCCTGCACGGCTGTAAACGGGTGTTCCAGCAGCGTGGTGAACTCCTCGTCGCTCTTGGCGAACGCATAGGTCTCCTTGCCAGTGGTGGGGCTGATCTTCAGTGGAGGGTCTATACCGAACGACTGCAGTATCGCCGCCAGCTTCGGGTTGCTCATCAACTCGTCCTTGGACGCCCCTATTCGCCCAAGCAGGTTTTCTTTCTCTTCCCTGATGTGCCCAAGATGTTTCGCCAACTGCAGCTGCACCAGCTCCAGCACCGGCTCGGTGAACATGCGGATGGTCAGGTCGATCAGCTTAAGTTCATTGAGCGGGTACCCTTCGGCCAGACATGCGAAGAGGTTGTAGGTCAAGCAGGTATCTTGGCAGCAGTAACGCCCATAAGCGTCCAGCTCGGTGGCGGTAAAATCCTTCCGCTGTTTTCCCAGTGCCCGCACTACCTCGTCGCCCTTCGCTCCGAGATTGTAGTACTCGGCCAGCGCCTTCAAGCTACCTCCGACTTCCAAGCCGTGGATGGCACGGGCCATAGACAGGGTGTCCGCGATCCGCTTCGGCCTGATGCCGTAGTGCCAGTTCAGGATGGCCATGTCGAACATGGCGTTGTGGGCTAACGCTACGCAGTTATCCCAATCGAAACTGTCGAGGAAGTTTTTGATTTGGGAGTGAGGCCCACTTAACCACGTGGGGGCGCTATCATTGATGGCTACGGACACACCGATGGTTTCGAACCGGGCGTCCCGCAGGTACTCCTCCGTCGTCATCTTGGAGAGACTGTACGTATCGGAGTAGTAGGTCTCAAAGTCTATGGTGAGGATATCCATCAGGGGAACTCTGGAGAGTTAACGTCGTAAGCTTGCGCGATCTGCCACAAACCGCCCTGCAAAGCGCCGCTTCCCAACGGCGCTTTGCAGGGGGTGGGAAGGGACGAATACTGCCCGATAGAGTTGTACTTTGCGTTGGAGTTACCGGAGGTAATGGAGGTAATGGAGGGATACGGCGCGGCGTAAGCCTGCATGTTCGCGGGCTCTGGCTCCTGCAGGAGGATGCGCATAACCGCGTTGGTGTAAGACTGCGCCTGCAGCCCCATCATCTTGGCATATACGACCTTCACTTCCTCGTCGGAGAGGAATGGAATTTCGTAGTCTGTTGACTGCAGAAGTACTTCGGGCACTGAACTAGTTAGGTCCCGGCCCCGGCGCATTATGGGGTTGATGACCGGTGCCCATTTAGCATTATAGTAATCACCAGAGTAGTCCGACATGGAGAACTCTTCGGGGTGGCTGTCCATGCGGGCCAGCAGGATGCTCAGACCTTCGTTCATTGGGGTTCCTTCAGTACCTTGAGGGTGCCTCGCAGGAGGTCCAGATTGCCTTCGTTTATGAGAAGCGCAATGCCGCCCGCTTCATGGATAGCCTTTAGCTCTCGGTCTTGCAGGCTGGTGGCTACGTTCTTCCCGGCCTTGCACTCAATGCCGATGAACCGTCCGCTCATGCACGCTACGATATCAGGGATACCACTCCGCCCCATGCCCGTAGCCATAGGGAAGAAGTAGTACGCGCCATGTTCCTTGAGAACTGTCACGACCGCGTCCTTGACGCGCTTTTCGGGGGTTTTTGCCATCAGTCGAGTTGCTCCTCTAGGTGATTAGAGTACCACTCGGCTAGACTTTGTCCAAGTACTATTTCGACAAAAAAGAAGGGGGGCTGCGGAACAGCCCCCCGTAATCTACTCTGCTTTCTCTTCCGTCTGGTCTCTAACGTAGTCCGTCAGGATCATTCGCATACGGACGCTAGGCAAGGGGAACTGGTTGAAGTAGGCCAGCACATCGGGTGTTAGCCGTACGCCAACCAACGCCAACGCAGGGCGCTTCCCCTTGCCACGCGTCTTACGTCTGAGTTCCGTCAATCTCTTCCTCCTTCTTCAGTAGGAAGAACCCGTTAGAGGACACCCGTGCGCCTACGCCGGGGACAGCCTTGCGTTCCTCCACCAGCTTCAGCATGCCGATGGCTCCCCTAATGTACGGCGGCAATGACTCGGATGTGTGGCTGGCTATCGTGCCGGAACCGATCTTCATGAAGTACTGGTCCCCGATAATGGCTACACAGATACCAGTATCGTACCGCCATGCATCGGACATGATGTTCATGTCACGCTTCAGGGATATGGCTTCGAGCCACTGGTCCAGCAGTTCGACGGGGACGCACCCCGACTCTGCCAGCACATCACGATGGTCTAACGCATACTTGCGCAAGGGTTCTTCCAGTTTGGTTTCTATAGTCTGCACCCCGTAGTTCGCGTGCTGTGCCAGCGTAGACACCGTGCCACCGGCCCCGGCGAGGATATCCGAGAACTGCTCCGGTATCGTCTTGCCGTAGAAGTGCTGGTCGATCAGCTTGGCGGCTTTCTTCAAGTCCTTGGTGTACGTAGTGGTGCCCCGCCTGCGTGCGCTGGACATGCGGTTGTTGTCGATGCCCACCCTGAAGTCGCCGTTGTAGGCAATATCGAAGTAGAAGATGCCCAGCTCGCTCCTGCCGTCCCCGGTGTAAACATCGAACGCGTAGGCGTGGGTCACCGGGGTGGAGCTGTCGGGGCTCTCGTATACCTGCTGGGTATTGCGCACCAGCAGCTTGAAGTTCGGATGCCGCTTGGCGACCATGAGAACAAGGTCCCGCAGGTAAGGCTTGATCGTTACCATGGGCTCCGGGAGTGGCGAACCCTTCGGCAAACCTAACAGGACGTTAGGCAGTTCGATGGGGTAGTAGTCGTTGGTCAGGTCATTCAGCATCTTGTTGCTCCTTTAGTTTTTCTGCCTGTATGAAGGCGTCGAGTTCATCTATGGCGTTGAACACCAGAAGGCGGTGGTCTTGTTGGAAGGCTTTTATCGATCCCAGTATGGGGGCGGTGCCGGGTAGTACCTTAACCACCTCCCCCTCTTCATTTACCTGCACCATGAACTTACTCATGGGTTGCCTCTCCTACCAGTCATAGGTCTTGAGCATCTTGTCCACTTCCACCTTGAGGTCGGAGCGGATCAGGCTGCTCTCCTTGATATCGTCAATGTTCATGCCGAGCATCATGTTCTCCAAGTCCCGCCGCGCCTTCTCCAGCATGGGGTCCTTGGTGACGTTCAGGTGAGTGAGCAAGGCGCAGAGGTCCACGGCGTTGGTGACGAACGTGTCGTGCCAGCGCTTCTTGGACTCGGCGTCACCCTCGACCAGCTTCGCGGACATGCCCTGCAGCATCTTGTGAAGCTGCTCCCACGGCGACCGCATGGCGTCAGCCATACGCTGGTCGAACGCCTCGTCGTAGGACGAGCGCATCTCTGCCAAGTCCTGCTCTGGTATGTCCAAGCGGAAGTCGCCAGACTCAGGCACCGGGGAGAACACCAGCCGGAAGTCGAACTTGTTCCGGACTTCCTCCACGTGCGGGTAGTCGCTGATGTTGAACATCTTGCCGAGGTTGCGATGCCCCGCCGCCTGCTGGTCCAGCCAGTCCGGATAGAACGAACAGAACTGGTCCCGCATCCGCAAGAACGTGTCCCTGCGGATATTAGCCTCGCTCTTGTAGTTGAAGAACAGAGACGTAGCCAACAGGCGTGCCCCCTTGTCTGCCCACGGGAGTGAGCGGGTGTTGTGCCAGAGGCGACAGCCTGCGGCGTAGTCAGCGATCTCCTTGCGAAGGGTAGTGCCAGCCATGAGGTTCTTGTGAACCTGTGCCGCATCGCGGGTCGCCTCGTTCTCGGTGGTAAGCTTGTTGGTCTCCTCGCGGTCCAGCTTGGTAGCGGTCCACACGGAGATGTTCATTTCGACCAGCACGGCAGATGAAGAGATAGACATATCAGTTGCTCCTGTTGTGTTATCCCTGCTTGTGCAGGGGTTAGATGTTCTTCAGCGAATTTTCGTTGTCGTTCCGCAGCTTGTGCAGCACGTGCAGCACAGCCTGCGAGTAGGTCGGGGGGAACCCCAAGTCCTCAGCGATATCGTCTTGCAGTTGCTTCAGTGCGGTGTACGCATCCTCGCTAAGCGCAACGCTGTGGTAGGCTGGTTTGCTAGGCATCACTTTTCCTCCGGTTTGCCGAGCAGCTTGGCCGCACGGTACAGGTTGTCAGGCAGTAGGGTGAGTGAGCGTACTTCAGGTATCACTTCCTCCCAGACGTGGTGTGCACGCCCGTCTGAT